CCTGATGGAAACGTCCAAGGGCAAGAGGACGGTGGACGCTATCATGCGGGCCTTCTCCAAGGAGGGGTACAAAATCAGCAGCCAGACGGCCCAGGACATCCAGGCCGTCTACCAGGCGGCGGCGGAAATGCCCACCGGCTACTTTGAGGCCAAGCCCCAGCGGGCCGTCGGCTTCGACGAAGTGCTGGCCGCCGTCATCCCTGATGACAGCAGCAAAAAACTGCGGGACGGTCTGGAGCAGGCCGGTGTGCGGATGCTGGAATACAAGACCGGAGACGACGCGGACCGCCTTGCCAAGATCAACAGCGTGGAGGGTGCGCGCTTCTCCCTCAAGGGGCGGGACATTCTCCAGGAGAACGCGGCCTTGCAAGAGGAGAACCGGCTACTGCGGGAGCAGATGAAGGACTACATCGCCATCCAGCGCCGAAACGGGAAGCTCCAGGAGAGCCGGGACTACTGGCAGGGCCAGACCCGGCGGACCCGGCGCGTGACCACGGACAAAAAGGCCGTGACCGCCGCCGCGAAACAGCTTATCCAGAACTACGGGGCCGACATCGCGGTGAAGGACATCCAGGGAGACCTCCAGAGCCTCTATGACTACATCGCCAGCGGCTACGACGGCAAGGACGAACTAACCTACACCGAGGCCCGCCGCCGGGCGGAGGACATCGCGCAAACCCTGGTGAGCAACGCGGTGGCCGTGGACAGCGATATGTACGATGCGTACAGCGACCTGCGGGACTACCTGCGGACGACCAAAATCATCTACGGCAAGGAGTACCACGGGGACATCGCAGACTACGGCGATTTCCGCAAGCGGCAGTTCGGACGGCTGAACCTGGGCAGCGAGGGCCACACCAACATCGACCAGGTGTACCAGGAGCTTTCCTCCCGCTGGCCGGAGTTTTTCAGCGAGCAGGAGCAGACCCATCCGACGGACCAGCTCCTCCACATCGTGGAAGTGCTGGACGGCATCAGCGAGATCAACGAGTACAACCCCTTCTCCCGCCACATGGACCAGGCCGTGACCGGCGCGGCGAACGAGATCATGGAGACCTTCTTCGACCTGCCCCAGACGCGAAAGACCTTTGCGGACCGGCAGGCATTGAAGCTGGAGAACGCCAAGGCCAAGGGCCGGGAGCAGGTCCAGAAGGTGCGGGAGCAGTACACCACCCGCCTGGCGGAACTGCGGGAGCAGAACCGGCAGCGGGTACAGAACGCCATCGCCAAGGAGCGGGAGGCCCGCGAGCGGCAGATGGGTGCTCTGAAAGACCGCTATGCGGCCAAGGACGCAGCGGGCCGGGAACGCCGGGCGGCCCGTGAGCTGCGGGCCAAAATCACCCGCCATGCAAGCGCTCTGTCCCAGAAGCTCCTCCGCCCCAGCGACCAGCACCACATCCCGGAGGCCATGCGCGGAAGCGTGGCCGCTATGCTGGAGAGCATCAACCAGGAGAGCCAGTACACCCTCGACGAGAACGGCAAGCGGTTGAAGGATGGCAGCGGCACCCCCACCAAGCGAACCGAGGCGTTCCGCGCCCTCAAGGAGCAGTACGCCAAAATCGTGGCCGAGGGCGGGGATATGGTCATTGACCCCTCCCTGCTGGGCAGCGACGCCGACGGCATCAAGGGCGGCTTTGATGCGGTCATCGCCATGAAGGACACCAAGCTGGCCGACATGAGCGTGGCGCAGCTTCAAACCGTGTGGCAGGTGGTCAAGGCCGTGGAGCACAGCGTGAACACGGCGGGGAAAGTCCTGTCCAAGGCCAAGTACGCCAGGACGGCGGACTGGGCGCAGGCTCTCTCCATCGGGACCAGCAGCCGCCGGGCCAAGAACAGCCTGACCCGCAACCACGCCCTCATTGACCTGGAGACCCCGTACACCTTCTTCTCCCATTACGGAGAGGCGGGCAAGGCGGTCTACCGGATGCTGCGGGACGCGCAGGACCAGCAGCAGCTCATGGTGGACCATGTGGCCGAGGAGGTCCGCAAGATCGTGGACCCCAAGACGGTGAAGAAGCTGGAGGCGACCACGCATACCTTCACCACGGAGCGAGGCGAGAAGCTGACCCTTTCCACGGCCCAGGTGATGGAGCTGTACGAGCTGGTGAAGCGCAAACAGGCCCACGACCACCTGCTCAAGGGCGGCGTGGTCCAGCCAGAGATCAAAACCTCGCAAATCCGGCGCGGCACGGACAGCATCCGCCTGACGGAGGGCGACCTGGTGAACATCACCGGGACGCTGACACCGGAGCAGGTGAAGATCGCGGACGGCCTGCAAGGACTGACCCGTGGCGTGCTGGCCGACTACGGCAACAAGGCCAGCATGGAAGCCTACGGTTATAAGAAGTTCACCGAGAGCGACTACTGGCCCATCAAATCGGCCAAGGAGGGCCTGCACAGCAACATCGAAAAGGGCGGAAACAACACCCGCTCCATTAAGAACATCGGCATGGCAAAGACCACGATGCCCCACGCGAGCAACGCCCTGGACCTGGCGGGTATCTTCACCACCTTTGCCAACCACGCCTCCGACATGACGGACTATGCCTCCTGGCTCTGCACGATGGAGGACATCAACCGCCTGTTCAACTACCAGTTCCGGGACGAGGAGGGCAACCCAACCGGCAAGACCATCAAGGGCCTGCTGGACCGCGTGGGCGGCCCCGGCAGTCAAAAATACTGGCACAACCTGATGGAGGACATCCAGAACGGCATCAACGCCCCCGGCGACAGCCCCATGTGGGACATCGCCGGAAAGACCATCGGCGGCTTCAAGGGCGCAGCCGTGGGCGCGAACATCCGCGTGGTCATCCAGCAGCCCACGGCGTTCTTCCGGGCGGCGGCGGTACTGGACCCCCAGGACATGGCGCGCGGCCTTGCAAGAGGCGTTACGCGGGGCAGCGGATGGAAGAAAGCCCTGCAATACTCCCCCATCGCCATGCGGAAGGATGCGGGCGGCTTCGACATCTCCAGCCCCTACAAGATGACCGAGACGCTGTTCGACAACCGGACGAACGTGCGGAAGCTGAACGACGCCCTTTCCGCCCCTGCGGGCGCGGCGGACGCCGTGACCTGGGGTAAGCTGTGGAACGCCTGCGAGTGGGCCACGGCGCGGGAACACCAGGGCCTCACCAAGGGCAGCGAGGCGTTCTACCGGCAGGCGGCAAAGCTGTTCGCGGAGGTCATCGACCAGACCCAGGTGGTAGACGGCGTTCTCCAGCGGTCTAACATCATGCGCTCCAGCAACGCGGTGGTGAAGCAGGCGACCAGTTTCATGGGCGAGCCAATTATGAGCCTCAACCTGCTGATGCGGGCCTATGACCAGGTGCGCTACGAACAGAACAGCCAGAAGCGCGGCAAGGCCATCAAGACGATGGGCCGGGCAGCCACGGCCCTGGTGGTGACGAACGTGGTCAACGCTCTGGCCCAGAGCCTTATCGACGCCATGCGCGACGATGACGAAGATAAAAAATACTGGGAGCGCTTCCGGGCTGCGTTCACCGGCATCTCCGGTGACGAGGAGACCCCCTGGGAGAAAGCCTGGAACGCCATCATGGAGGGCAACGTCGGCAGCAACATGAACCCCCTGGGTCAAATCCCCTTTGTGAAGGACGCGCTGTCCATCATGCAGGGCTACGACGTGTCCCGCACGGAAATGGAGATCGTGTCCGATCTTATCCAGGCCGGACAGACGGCCATCCAGAGCGCCGACGGCCAGGGCAAGCGGACCAGGGCCTACGCCCTCAAGGGACTGCTGGCCGCCGGTGCAAAGATGT